CAATCTGCGTGGCCTTGTCCCACCAATCTTGAAAGGTCGTACCGAGTGCACCGGATTCCTGGCTGGTCTCGATGAAGAACGCGAAATTCGCCGCTGCTCTACGGATAGCATCAGCGAATTGCACCGCAATCGGCATCGCCGCTTGCAGGAAGGGAAGCAAGGCTCTGACCAAGCTCTGAACGGCGTCAAGCAGAAACTCAAAGACAACCGAAGCTCCCTCAAATATTTCGACCCATCTTCCCGTTGACTCAGTAGAGGTCAGGAATTCAGAAAGCCCGAGAACGAACTCCCCGAAGATGGTTCCGACCTCTTGACCGAAAACGGTGAATTCATCCCGCAGATCGCCCATGTTGACGATGGCTTGGTCGAGTGCCGGGAGGAAGGTGGCTTGCACCGCTCCCCCGACTTCCATCCAGAGTTCCTTTTGCCCTTCGACTGACTCTTTGAAATTCTCCATCTCTTCGGTCTGAGCCTTGAATGCCAGAACGAGTGGAATCGCCGCCAGGCCCACCGCTGCGAACATGCCGCCAAGAGCGACACCGGCACCAGCGGCGGCTTGGACAACGAAGCCAAGCTGCCCAACCAAGGTGAGCACGTAGGAAGAGGCAAGCTGGATTACTCCCCCGAGTGCCGGGATTCCGAGAATCCCCATCCATGCCTGGCTCGGAAGTTTGAAACTCTTGATCCCATCGAGCACCTTGAAGATGCCCTTGCCCTTCTTGTTGTCCTTGTCCCAATTCTTTTTGAAATTCTCACGCATCGACCGAGCGAGTGATTTGCCTCCTTCTTCGCCTCCCGACTCGCCAGCCCGCTTCGCCGCATCAGACACGTTCCTTTCAAGGACATCGGTATCAGTCCCGGCCATCCCCTTTTTGAGACCGTCTTGAATGTCACCGGCCAACCCGGTCGTGACCCCACGGATACGGACGTAGGCAGTCCCGACAATGTCAGGCATTTTGAAAACCGGGTTTTAGAAGCCGGGCGGTATCGCCGAGGTATCGAACCCGAAGGGATCGTCGGCAGGCCCAAACCGGCGGGCAATGGAAGGAAGCCCGGTGTCGTCCTCGAAGTCGAGACCGGCGAAGGTGTCCTCCAACTTCTCCATCGCCTCGGCCTCTTCCTTGGTGCGCCTGGTGAGTTCGGACAGAATGAAGTAGCCGTACTCGTAGAGAAGATGAACCGGCTGGTCTCGCAAGTCCCGACCGGTGGCGGCGAAGAACCTCCCGCTCGCCCCGGCCCAATTCAAAATCAGGAAGCCAAAGACTGCTCTTGTGACGCTGATGCTTTTCCCGAGAAGGACTCCGCAAAGAACCCGGCAATCTCGCTGAGAAGCTCAAGCGTGATGCCGTTGTTCTCGTCGTCCACGAAAGCCTTGAACTCATCCCAACTCTCATCGGCTATGGACAGCTTGAGCATCCTGTTCACTGCCTTCGCCAGAGTTCCAGGGTCGTCGGTGTCAATCTCAGAGAGGAAATCGAGAATCACCGAACCGGCGATTGTCTCCCGCCCTTGGACTTCTATCGACCGTGTGCCATCCGGTGACTGCAACTCAATGACTTGAGCCTCGGTTGGCGTGTATCCCTTGAACGTCTTGCGGGCCATGTCTAGCGCTCCCTAGCTGTCTGCGGTCTGTCGAGCGGTCTGAGTCGGTCTAGTGGCCGGAACCGTAGCACGCGACGAAGCCCCCCGAGTGGCGGGGGGCTTCGTATGCTCCGTGCAGAGAGAAGAGGACGTGACCCTCTGCTTGTCAGAGACTAGCTATCGACTTCATCCTCATCGATGTGCATTTCGCACGTTGTCTCGGGATCGCATTTGCATCCGTAGATCAGTGTCCAGGGATTACGACCGAGCAACTCGTCAAGGGGTAAGAGAATGAACGGCTCGGGATAGACATAGGGCTTGCTCACCGCCTGGCGTCCTTGATCTTGACGGCGGCAGACCTCACGGCCTTGTTGTTCCGACGAACCGTCCTGGCCCTCGACACGTCGAGAGCAGTCGCGCCTGGCTTCTCGCCCGAAGTGATCTGCTTCCGATTCCAGAGGTATTCCCGCTCCAAGCCCTGCTTGATGGCAGTCAACTCAGCGCTGGTCAATTTGAGGGTGTATGTCTTTTCATCGGTCATGGTTATGCACCACCTTTCACATCGAAGTCGTGGTTTTCCACGACGCATATCAGTTGCTCGTTGTAAGGCTGGAACTCGTAGCTCTCGCCCATCCACACACCGAAGGCTTCTCCGGTGTACCCACAGTCATTGCACTCGATCCAGAGCCACATCAGGCGACTTCCCTCACCAGCCGCGGAACCTTGGTTCCGCAAGGCCAGTCAGCGATGGCAGTTGGTCGGGAGTCGCAATTGACGCACCGCATCCAATCCCAATCGAAGATGTGAGTTTCCCGGTTCTTCGCCGCTTCCTCTGGCGTACCAGGGAAGGGAGCCGGAACGTTGAGTGTTGCCATGTGGGTTCCTTTCTCTTGACTCACAAATTATACATCGGTATAAATCTATTGCAAGTTGAGAGGAAGGTCGCCACTAAGCAAGGTGAGAATCTCGACTAGCTCAACGACATGAGCGCAGAAGGCAACGCCGAGCACACAGCCACAAGGCATCATGGCCGGTACTCCGGCGCTGCCGTCAACGCTTCGGAATCGAGTGTTCCACTGAGCTTGTTGTAGATCAGAGCGCCCACCCGCCCGTTCCCGTCGAGGAACGGATGAATGCGCTGGAACTCCCGATACCACTCAGCCGGTGAGATGTCCGCTTCGACCAACTGCATGAGCAACCGAGGAATGTCTCTCCAATCGGGCGGCACGTCGAAGGTGCCGTGACCGACCGCGATGTTGCGCTTGCGGAAACCATCGTTCTTCTCTGGATCGATGATGTAACCGAGACCCAAGATCAGAGCGAGAGACATCTTCTCAGCAAGGCAAGCGAGGTTCCACGCCTCGATCATGCGCCGGAGCGCATCAGGCGTGTCCGCGTCCTGGCGAACGCATTCGGCCCTGGCCCAATCCTTCACTTTTCTGTAATCCGTGACACTGAGAGTCATTTGATACCTCGATTCATTTGGTCTGCGATTTTGAGTGCCTCGTCCAGAGGCAATTCCTTGGTGACGGGCCGGAGCTTCCCGGTCTCCATGAAGAACGTCACCACCGCCGTCTTGCGCGATGTCCGCACCACAGCGAAGTCGGGATCGTTCGGTTGGAAGGCCTTGGCGTAGAAGTTGTATTTGTGCGTTTCGACTCGGCCCAATCGTTGGCCGGGTTGCGTGTCATACGCCCGCAACGACTCCCGGCGCTCGATCTGTCGCTCCAACTCAGTGATGGTGTCCATGAGCCGTTCCTCTTCGTAAGAGCGATGAAGAAACTTCGGCGAGCCAAAAGCTCCGATGGAATATCCGGCCCGGTGTCCCGGTCTAGGTCTAGTAATCATGGACGCAATTATAGCGTCGTGTAACTCAATTGCAAATCAATGTAGATTCAGTCCCGGTTGATTCTGCGCCACGCACCCATTGGAACGTCCGCTCTGCTCCGCATGAAGTTGGGAAGGTGAATGGTGGTCTCCCGATAGCGCTCCATCGAAGAGCGAATCGATCCGAAGCCGAGCATCTCAGTGTCATCGATCAGCAAAGCGCGGATGCCATGCACCATCGCGTCCATTCGGTTAGGCGACCAGCGACCCGTTGGCTCCCATGAAGTCATCTCGTCCTCAAGCAAGAGGAACTGAGCGAGATGCCGAACCCGGCCCATCCGATACGCCATCACCACCGGCTCGGCTCGGGCAGCTTTCGATTTGGAAGCGTGCACCGTGACTACCGGTACCGATGGGTCGATCTGATGAATCACCGTCCTGACGAGGTCGCCGCCCATGTTCCCCTCGACCACGACCAGCGCTCCCTTGTGAACTCGGGCGGCATCCACAATGAGCTTGGCCCACTCTTCCGGCTCAAGCCCTGGCTCGGTCAAATCGTCCACCACCCAAGCTCGCCGGTCGTTCCGAACCCGCTCCGGCGACCCGTAGACAACCACGATGCCGGTGGCATCCCCGCCGGAGGTCACGCCGGGATCGACGGCGATGACTTTCAAAAAGCGTGGAATCTCCGGCAAGCCCTCGATGAGAATGTCCTTGTCCCGCCACAGCGCACCCTCGACATGATCGAGAAGCACCCCGAGAAGCTCTTGCTGTTCCAGGGAAGTTCCGCCGTACTGATGGAGAAGCTGCGCGATATATTCCTCGGGCAGATTGGACTTGTTTTCCATCGTTGACCCATTCAAAATCTTCACGTTGTAGCTCGGGTCTTTCGCCTGCGTGACCAACTCCCTGATGAGCGGCACCCTCTTCGGCGTGGTGACGGCCATCACTTGCGGGGTATCGCCAAGCCGACAACCGATCAAGAGGTTGTCCCATGCGTTGGCTCCCGAATCGTCGGGCACCAGCTTCCAAGCGGCAAGCTCATCGACGGCGGCAAAGTGATGAGAGGGGCCACGAAGCTGAGAAGGCGACTCAGCCGAGTAAGTGATTGCCATGCTCCCGTTGGGCCAAACCACCTTCCGAACCGAAGGCATGTATTCGGGTCGTGACTCGGGAGGATGCACTGCCAGGACTCCCGCCTCACCCTGAACCATCGTGTCCCTCACGTCACTCACGGTTCGACCGATCAAGGCGATACGAGTGCCAGGCATGGCCTCGGCCTTTTTCTTGACCCACTCCGAGAGCGTCCGTGTTTTTCCAAAACCACGGCCTGACAGGATCAGTGTGATCCAGGCATCAGAGTGCAGTGCTCGCAGTTGCTTGGGACGGAGCCAGAATTCAGAAGACCATAAAAGATCGTTGGGATTGACCCCATCGGTGAGAGAGCCTTTCTCTTCATCCGAGAGACCGGCGTAGCGTTCAGCTACCGACTGTTCCAGCACCCGGCTCGACATCTACGCCCTCGACTTCGATGACTTCGACTTCTACGGTTTCGATCTTGGTAGACATGGTCTCCAAGCGCTCCCGCAAGATAGCCCCGGCATCGACCTCAGCCGAGATACGGACGTTCACATTGACATCGGCGGTGAGACCAGCACGGTCGAGAAGTTCCTTAGCCGCCTGAACACGGGCCATCTCCGACCGACCATTCTCAGCCACGTCCAGAAGCGCATCCACCGCCTTCTGAGAACCCTCGACAATGTTGGCGTAGGCACTGAGCAAGATGTTACGCCGAACCTCGGGGTCGATGAGAGCGCCACCGTGCTTGGTGCATCGGTCAACACCGGGCACAACCTCCCGGCCACACATGCGCCCCGAACGGAATCGGAAGACGCAATTGGGTTGCAGCTTGATAATCGCCGCCTCGGGCGAAGGCTTGTCCAGGCCGAGCGCGTGCTTGGTCGATTTGTGGGCCGCGGCATCGGTCTTCCACTCAGCCTCGGCTCGGAGGTACAGATCGAGATGCTCGTCGGGGATGAGAGCGACGTACGTTTTGAAATCGTATTTGTCCGGCGCATCCTCGATGAGCTTGATGATTGGCTCGTACTCGCCCTGGCCTTCAACCCACTTTTTGAAAGTGGGTGGCTCCCGAAGCGCAGTGTCAACTGCGGTCATGGGTTGGAGATTACGACGATCTGCTTGGCAGAATCAGAGAACTCGCTCTTGAGATTGGTTTTCAAAAGCTCAATCTGAGGATCATCGGTAGGCAGCTTGGAGGCGAACTTGGCTCCCCGAAGCTCGGCCCCGACTTCGATCAACGCCTGCTCCAAGGTGTTCCAATCCAGCGAGTCGTAGAAGTTGGCCGCAGCCGCCAGCCCTGCCGGAGCTTCACCAGGCACACCGGTCACTTCGGGCAAGATGCCAGTCGGTGGCGGGAACTCGGGGAACTCGGCTATCGGAGGAAGCGCCTCGGGAAGTTGGGTCAGCCCAATGATGCTCTCGATGCTGTGCCGCCTGGTGCGGGACTTGCTGAGGAATTCCAGCAAGAGCGCCTCATCGTGAATCACCGCCCTACCGTCAACTTGGCTGTAGATCAGCCTCGGGATTCCGACCTTCCTCACGTCGTCCCACTGCTCGGTATTCCAGAGATACAACTCATCGAGAGCGTTCATCTTGGCAAGGTCGAAGAACGTGTCAGTCACGTCGGCGTGCGCTCGTCTGATGTAGTCCTCGGGCACGTACCGACCCGTTTCCTCCCCCCGCTTATTGGAAAGCATCACCGCCATGTCGGTCGGCAAGGTGGCGTAGTTGGCGACGGTGCGCTGACCCCGGCTCTTGGCCGTCCGCAAGCGATTCATCACTTCATGGGCACCCTTGTCACCGACTCCATCGAGAACAACATGCTTGTCCTCGGGAGCCTCCCGAATCATCCGGCTTGAAATCTCCGATGACTCTTTGTGAACGAAGGTCGAAGCCGAGCGAATGTCGGCCT